TAAGCCCCGTGTTAACACTCCTCAGCCCGGGTGCGTTGCACCTGCCACGACGTTGGGCCCGTGCGGCCCTGGTGGAGGCGTGCGCTAGCCCTGCCCTCGCGGCCATCGTGTCTTTCGGTGGCTGGCCCTGCCGGGCTGTCTTGTGGTGGTCCGCCTACACACACGAGCCCGCCACACGAGCTGGTTCGTCCTACGCGTGGGCCGGCGTCGTCGCTCTCTATCTGGCAGGGGCGCCCCTGGAATTGCTGTTGCTGGCGTTCGCCGTGAACACGGCCCTGCCGCAGGCGGCCGGTGTGGCGCAAAACATGCACTCGCTGGTGGTGAGTGCGTCCCGGCAACTCACCCAGCTCGTGCCCTGGCCGCGCATACCCCCGCCTACTGTGGCCGGAGCTGACGGCCACAGGGCCAGCAGGTTTGTGTTCGTCACCGCCGGAACGCGGGGTGACCGAGTCACCCCGATAGCTGCTGCTGGCGCCCTCCGTGCTCTGGGCGTAGAAGCGAAGGTGGTGCACGGAGTCGGCCATATTGACGGGGCTAGAATGCTTGCGGCGGCAGAAGCAGGTGACGTGCTCAATGCAGGCCTGTTGTCGCTACAGGCAGTGGCGGTCGCCCTGAGTGAAGCAGTTCCAGGCACTATGCTCATTGCCCCCCCACACGTGGCGACAATAGGGTGCACCCGAGGCACGTACTGGGCGCACCCGCCCTTCGAGGCCCTGGAGACGATTGACCCAGGCGGGCCTCTTCTGTCTACTCTAGCATGGGGCGTGGTGCCCCGGGGCCCTCACGCCCTAGAAGGGGTCGGTGACCCCTTCACGGGTGGGCACAGCCCGGACGGCATCAACATGTTGGGTCGGACTAGGTCATTTACGCGCCGAGGCGTAGTCATAGCCACGGGGGGGTCGGGTGCAAGACCGTTCCGCGAGTACCCCGGTGCGGTCCCGGCGGGGCCTGACCACGTGCGCGCCTTTTCCAGAGCGTCCGTGGTTATCTCGCATGGGGGCTGGGGGACGCACAAAACTGCGCTCTCCTGCGGTGCAGAACACATCTCGACGACGACGGAGCTCGACCGGCAGACGCGCCCAGAGGCCCTGGTAGATGCACGCTTCCCTGCCGCTTCCGAGAACATGCTGGCAGGCATGGCGCTTGACAGTGTGGACTCATTCCGATTGCTCTGGCACGGAGCGTCGGCATGCCCTGGCTTTGGGACCCGGGTAATCCTAGCCATCATCTCCGCGTCGCTGTGGCGTTGCGCGTGTGTGATGGCGCGGGTCGCCCGTGACCTGGGCTGGCTCTGTGCGAACGCGAGCGGCGGCATGTTAGGCGGAACAAGTTCAGCAGCTGCCATACTCGTGGCCAATGCAGGCGTGCTCGCCTTGCTCTACGAGCCACGCCTCGTCGAAGTCGTGGCACTGCCTTTGTTCTTCAAGGGTTGCAACGCGGCAGCCGGCGCAGTGGTGGATGAGCTCGCAGCTCGCGCCCCGGGTGTTCGCACTGCTCAGTGGTGGTCCGTCTGGTTCGCGCGCTCGGGTGCAGCCAGGGCAGCCGCCATCGCGAGCCTCGCGGCCGGTTCTCCCTCCGGGTCGTACATCATAGTGAGACCGATCGATCATGGGCCGCCGGTTTTCTTCCACGTCGCGCTTGTCATCGACGCGGTCGAATATGGCGGCGATTATGACTCCCTCAACGGGATGCTGCGCCCCTACGCTAGACCTGCGCGCGTCGATGGCCCGCAGATAGCTCTTCGCGTGCCTGACCTGGCTCGCGACGTCGTTATCGATGCGTTTCGGGAGCACTCAGGGGAATACGGTCCGAACCGCAACTGCGCGACAGCAGTGGTTGCCGCGTTAAACGCGGCCGTCCCGGATGAAGCAAGCAGTGCATTCACACTTGCGCACGCCGTGCAAGCATGGGCGGCCGTGGGAATCACGTCAGCGGGGCTTGCTGCTTCTTGCGCGCAATGGGCCGGTGCAGACCCGGCACTGACACGGCAATATGCAGGCTGGGCTGCTGCTTTTGGCGCGTCTGACGTGACAATGACGGCCGCCGAGAAGGATGCCGCTTTCGCAGAGGTCGACAGCGGTTTCCCGCTCACGCCCCCGTTGTTGCTGGTAAGCGAGGGCGGCGACGGGGGGCCCACGTCTCGCGAGTTCACCAGGCTCGCCCGCATGGCGATCCTAGGCGGTTTCACCCGGGAGCTACGCGACTTCATCGAAGGTTTGAAACCCGTCGCTGACCTCATCTACTGCGCGGACTGTGATGAGTGCCTCACGCGTCACAGGTGCGCGTGCTCAGCCCTGGGTTTCGCCGCCGCTAGCAATGTGCTTGAAGCCTTAACGACGCGCTACGGGTTCAGGCCGCGAGATGAGCGAGAGGCCTTGCGGGTCGCAGAATGGCACGCCGGGCATTTCGGGAGAGGCGGGGTGATAGCGCGCCTCAACACGCGAACGTACGCGCCTTTCGCACTAGTCTACGGCCCTACGATGGGACTGGTCTACATATTGGAGGATGATAACTTAATCGTCTGTCGCTCTGAAGGCCTGCCCAGGAGGCCTGGGCAGACGGTACCGCCTTCGCTGCTGATGCCGCGACCCTTCATCGTCGACTCTCCAGCACCAGAGGTGCCCGCGCCGCGACGTGACCGTATCGCCCGCTTCCTGAGGTCGCGCCCGCTGCTTGGCCGTCTAGCCTTCGCAGCATCAGCCGTAATGGGTTACATCGGCTTCTTTACCGAGTCGCTCGCCCTCTGGCTGCTTGCGATGCTCCCACTCGCTGCAGGGCGCGGTTATTTGCGTGGTCGTTACAAAGCGACGTGGGCGCCCCAAGCAGACATGAGGCCAGGCGCGGGTTACGACGGGGCACGGACAATTGGCCTTGGCGACCCTGTCCTTGGCCCGGTGCCGGACCCAAAGGAGCTCATGAGGGCGGTCCTCGAGGATCTCAGAAATAGGGCCCCCCCGACAATCGTCAGGGGTTCAATAGCTTTACACACGCGCAGGATGGCATTGCTGCCGCGGGAAACGACCTGGACTAAGCAGCGTGCAGAGCGATGGAAAGCGGTATTCGGTGTGCCTCAGGCGCTCGACTCCGCCACAACGCTAACCCCTGAGCGGGAAGCAGCTTCGATCGGGCGCTACGGCCTTGTGAGTAGGGAACTTGACGAGGCGAGTGACGCGATATCGCGCGCGCGCGTCGCAATGCAGCAGGCGTACCCGCACTTCTTCGAATCTGCACAGTTCACGACGGCGGAGCAGGTGCAAGGGACGATCGTGAAGAAGTATGGTGCCGGCGTCTGCATTGAAGGGGCACGCGTCAATGACCAGGCCCCCCTCCCATCATGGAGCCGTCGCCTCGCCGGAGGCGGCCCCATCAGGACGCGTAGGGATATGCAGAACGTGGGGTGGTTGAAGGCAATCGGCGACATGGCCCTCGACGACCTGCGCGCTGGGCGCGCAACGCACGCGGTGCACGGCACGTTCCCGAAGGCCTATCTCCTCGATGCCAACGTTCTCGAGAACGCGATGAAGATGCGCACCATAGTGCCGCTCTACCTCCTCGACTATTTCAAGCACATGATGATCGATCAGTCGCTCAACAAGCGTGCAAAACATCACTGGTTGTCTGTGCCCTACAAGATTGGCATGCCGCAAAACGGCACGGGTTACAATGCAGTTTTCTCGCAAGCCAGGGATTACGAGAGGCACGTAGAGTTCGACTTCACACAGGCAGATGCTCATTTCGGTAGAGCAGTTTGCATGGCAGTCGCCGATGCCCGCGCGCATGCCTTTAGAGGGCACCCAGAGGCCGACCGACTGAGGGCTTGGTGCCGCGCCAACAAGGAGGCGCTGCAGGAAGGCGCGATATACAGCTATGCCACTGGGGAGCTCTACCCGAA